AGGGCCTCCTCGATCTCCATTTCTTTTGCCAGGCGCAAACCACCCATGGTCTGATAAACCTGCAACTCATGGACTGACTCCGGGAGCCATTCGTCTATCGGCTCCCCGCCTCCCATCTGACGGAGGTTATTGAGGGTGTCCTTGTACCGGGCCTTGAACCACTTTCTGAGAATAATCCCCTTCTTTTCGTCAATGCTTTTAGGATCTATGGCGTTGGCTATGATGGCGTGATCCTGTTCCTCGAAGATGCCCCGGATAACGTGCTTGAACTTGGGCATGACTGAGAAAATATCCCAATTTATGTTGAGGAACCCTTCAAGATCTCCACTCTCTGATTCTGATAGCAAGATTTTCTGATATTTGGAAACGTCCTGCATCCCGGCTCCGTACCTTCGGAGTTCGTGCATTTCCTCGATCTGTGAGTATGGGATCCCGCACCGGTCCGTCACCCAGGCTGCATACATGGCCTCGCAGAATTTCTTCCCCCATGCTGCGTCTTTCTTCTTGGGATCTATCTCATCATTCGGGAATGGATACGTCCCTTTTTGGTATGCGTTTACGCTTTTTACTGCCAACCCTGCCATCTCCTGAAAATCTTAGCGTAAGATATTAATTATTTTTTTCACGAATATCTCCTTTTTTTAACAAACATATCCAAAGAAACTTCACTTGATTCAATTTCTTCAAGTTCCTGATAAATAGGAGCCGTACCCATCAAGGCGTAACCACCGGCAGTAAACAGGTCATAGTCCGGCATTTCTTCAGGGCCTCCGATGTCCCGACATTCTTCAAGCAATTCTACATGAGTTTCTTCATCAGCCTCATATTCTATGAAGTTCATGTACTCAGTAAAAATTTCCTGCTTGATTTTATCGTTGGTGTTCGCACCAGGTGTTTTATTCTGTTGAAAAGTTTTTGGGTCAAACCTATAAAGTAAAAATCCGGCATAATTTCTTTTCTCAAAATAATCCCATATAAGATCCACGTTGATCTCAGGGAACATGGGAACTCCGAAGTACACACACATCATCAGCATATCCTCGGCATACTCGTTCTTGTCATAGGTCCGGTTAGAATAGGTACAGACAAATTTCCGTTTCATGCTGAAATTTCCGTCCTTCATTTTGGCCTTACGGACCACGGCACCGCCACCCTTCGATTTTCGGTTCCCTTCTGTTTTGTTAAACTTAAATGGGTCAGCCCCGGCAGATCCCCAGGATGAGTTGCCGGGTTTCCATGTTTCTTCCGTCTCGTCCCAGAATTTACGATTAGCCTCCTCCTGGTTAAGCTGATGAGAGATCAGGAATTTGCCATTCTTATTTGGGGTGAAGATCACGTATGTGTCACGCTGTCCATGATACCATGAGAAATTGCCCCTGATGGGAAGCTCCTTGGAAAATCTCAGTTCGTCAATCCGGTTTTCGAGTTTGGCCATATTGAAGCCTGAAGACTTGGCTGAGGTTCTGAAGCACTCGGTAAATGACATAGGATAAAGCCTGACTTCCTCGGAGAGGCCTTCATAGTCACCTGCGTCAATGTACCCCTTACGTCTGTTGAGAAGATATTCCTTCGCTCCGATCTTCCTTCCGATGTATTTAGCCTGGGCCGGTGTAGGAGTATCAATAACCGACATCCCATACTGATCAATGAAGCCCTGCAGCCCCTCCCATGCCGGAATAAACAACGTGGCAAGCCCGGATCTCGTCTGCCCGTTAGGAGTCCGTTGGAAGTAATTGCTCATCTCGCATTGATGCTTGAAGATCTTACCTCCACCTCTCTCCATCTCACCTACGGTGGATGTTTTGATGGTGAATCCAATGATCTCAGCACCCATGACAAGGCACTCCTTCACGACCAGGTGCCTGTCCCAACATGAGATACCCTTTTTGAGCTTCCCAACCTCATCATCGTGATGGAAATACAGCTTATCACCGTCATATGCACCCGGTTCAGCGTCTTCAAAGTTGATCATGCTCTCCAATCCGACATCAGAAGACACAAAAGATCCCTTGTTTGACAGTCTCCGGCCCGGGGGAGAGAATGAAAGCTCTGCTTTTGGGGATGTGGACCCCTCATAGTTGGGTTTAAAGAAGAATGGGAGTTTTTTCCATGGAGAAATCAGGTGTTTGCGGAAACATTTGCTTGCCTGAACGTCATTTTGGCTCTGAATTCCACCCCAGGCCCCCATTGTGGTACTGATAATGTCATAATTGATCAGTTCTGCCTTGTAGGTGGCCCCTTCCCTTCGGTGTTTGGGGTAATTGAACCCATAAAATACCCGGCCACCGGTGTCAATCATGTCAAAATAGCCCGTTTTGTCATTCCTCCTGGGGTTCCCCTTCTCATCTATGTATGCGAAGGTGGTTGTGTCCTTGTAAATGAACCGGGCAAACAGAAAAAACTTCCTGTCACGGTCCCTGTACTTGGGTAGTCCTACGTCAATATGCCACCAGGCACAATAGAAGTAATGCCATCCGTCAATGTAGGTGGGCTTTCCGTTGTTGAAAAACCAATATCCATGGATCCTGCGATACCATTGTTCCCGTATGAACTCAATCTCATTGGCATAGACATCCTTGTTTTTGTTAAGTTCGTCCCAAATTTCATCAATGGTTTCAAGGCTGCGCTGTAATTCCTTCAGTCGCTTGGGCAGCTTGGGTGGATGCCACATCTGTTCCTCTGCCGGCAGCCCGAAACCATCTATCAGGTGGTATTCAGGTGGCTCCGGGAGAGTGATCCGGATTGGTATCAGATCTCGGTCATCAGTATTCACCCAAAGATACTTGTCTGCTTCCTGATAGCCGGCAAGGATCTTTATTGAAACCTGATCAGAGTATTTTTTTATCAGGGACAGGGTCTTCACCGCTTGCTTTCTTTCGTGCAATATCCTCCGGCCGGAGCATCAGCCGTTCTTCCTCCATATAACGAAGGAGGGCATCCCTCATGTATGGATTGTCGTCATCGTTTAATAGCTGTAACATTGTTTCCTCTAACTCCTCTTGTACTCCACGTAGATCGGTAATCCTTTTGGTATTGCCGTTCATTACTTCCAGGAGCATATTATAGTAAGAGTTCTCTATTGCAACCATATAGGAATACTTAAACGACCGGTGCATTCGGACAAACTCCAACCCTTTCTCGTTAACAATCTTATTATTCCCCCTCATGAAATCTTCCACAGGATCCTCAAAAATCCCGGATGGGAGTGTTTCAAAACCAACATCATGGGCTATTTCCGCCTTACGTCTTAGAACATCCCGGTATTTGGCACGATACGGGGTATTTTTGTCGTACATACACAGGATCCACATCATGACCTTGTCATTATCAAGGCCTGGGCCGGCAGACTTTGTGAAGATCTTGTATTTCTTCAGATCCGGATAGATTTTGAACAGGCTCTCCCCCTCCGGCACCCGGGCGGGAGAGTACATCATGCTGGCAAACTCTTTATCTACAAACTGCCAATTCATAATTTAGGGATGATTTTAGATCCAATATATCCCATGAGATATGCCCGTGCCTCAATGTCGTTGACTCTTGTGTTTTCACATATTCTATCAACTGAATGTTGAAGTTCATGGAGGACAATGCTTATTTTTTGTTTTTTGGAACTTGTCTTATATACGATTACCACTGAAGTCTTGCGATTATGATGAAAAAAATGATCTCCACCATTTTTAAGTTCACTGTAAGAAATAGACTCAACACTTCTTAAATTTTTCTTCCCGATCAATTTTGAGAGCTTTTTAAGAATGGGGTCGTTTTTAAAAATCTTCCCCAAATCAAAAAAATATACATCCCAATCATATATTTTCACCGATATGTGTCTGTATTTCATAACACTTTGAATTTACCGCTTTCCCGGGGAACAAACTTAGCCTGTACGATTTCTTTCAGGGTATTTTCCCATTCAAAATCACCAACAGTAGGAACCTGGTACTTAAAAATTAATGGCTTCCGACTTGGACATTTTTCCATATGGGCCACAAACCGGGCAAGTCCTCTTTTGATATACCGGCCGCAGTAGGGACATATTGCCACGGGACTTAGTCCGATTGATTCCAACTTATTCATAGCACAGCAAGTATATCGTGTCGTTGGATCCGGTATAGCTTCCGGCCTCCGTCAAGTTTGGCGTGGTATTCATATTCTATCGGGATATCTCTGAGACGTTTCAGGATCAACTCATCTCCCGGGAAGACTTCTATAAAGTAGTCGCTCTGATTGGGATCCTTGTATCCAAAATTAGGTTTGCCCACATGGACCGCCCGGGCGAAACATACCTCCTTGTTTTTTTTGGTTTCAAGCTCCACAAGCTCAATTCCTTTGTCAAGGTATTCCTGTTTCTTTTTTTCAAAGAATGGATCCGGAATTGGTTCAGCCAAGATGTATCCATTGATCGGAATTATTTTCCCGTCCCGGACGGCAGCATAGATATTGGAGTATGCGATGAAGATGAATGTCTGCCGGAACTCCTTGATGAATTTCTTCCGTTCCTTTGACAGGCAGTTCATCACGGCCATATAGTACATGGCAACGTGATCACCAACCTGTAGTTCATTTTGAGTTATCCATGGCAGATCTTTTGGATACAGGCTTTTAGGAATAGCCTCCACGGTGCCGGTGACAACGGTGTGTTTCTCCGGCTCGAAGGTTGTATCAATGTATAGGGTGAATCCGCTTGGGGTTTTGATCACATTATTTTCCTGGTCGAGCTTGACCATTATGTGATTGCCCATTGTCTGCTTTACTTTCATAGTCTTTAGCCTTTATACAGGTCATACGCCCGTTAATTTCCACAAATTTAATAAGCCCCTTCCGTTCCATGGTTGCAAACTTTTGCGCCATACCTCTGCGATCGTGCCTTGGCATTTTATTCCATAAGGCCACCTCGTCAGGGATCCGGAGATTAATCCATTGGTCCCGGTACTTAAAACACAGGTACTTTTTGACAACATCTGTTGCCTTTGGGGGTTCGGGTTTGGATGTGGGTTTGGTCCAAAACCATTTTTTTAACCACTCTGCTATATGCCGAATAAGATTCATGGTGTAAAAATTAGGGGAGACAGGATTGCCTCCCCTGGGTTTGACGAATTAATACTTGACTTACGTTGCAGGAGTCTTGAAGGTAAGAATCTGCCCGTACAGAGTCAGAGATCCCTGTACTGCCTTCACCCGGAAGTAATACTGAGTGTCGGCTGTTACGCCTGAAGATCTCGTATAAGAGAACGCTGTCCAGGCATCAAGCGAAGAAGGTGTGCCGGATGCGGCAGCGCTGTTTGTTCCGAGAGCGATAGTAGTGCCATGGTCAAAGCTGATAGCTGTTGAGGTAGCATGAGGATGCACATATCCGTTAAGAGTGTAGGCTCCTACCGTTACGGTTGTAGCCGGCAGAGTTCTGCACTCAGGCGGCTCTGTAGTGGACAACGCCCAGGAGCGTAAGGGAACCTTGACGGCATCGGCAGCAAGGGTAGCAATGTCAGCCTTAGCTGCTCCGTAAAGGAACCGGGTGAGCTTTTCAGTCACCACGAACATATTCCTTTCAAGAGGAACCCGAGTTTGCAGACCCGTCTTGGGTGTCAACGGCTTGGCCGTGATCTTCAACTCAATGTCAAGTTTAAAGTCCATGATTTGTCAGGTTTATATAAATACTCAAAAATGTCACAGTAAATATAAAGAAAAACCCCCATTGCGCACAACGGGGGTCACTTGCTATGAAACAAGAAAGCAGATTAACCATTCGGCATATGGCTAACGGAATAAAGGTAAGGTTTTATTCGTTTTTTGTCCGGCCGGCCCCCATAAAGCTGTATTGTTGTTTTGCAGTCAGATCACCTTCTCTGGTACATAGCGTACTACGCTGATGGAAGGATCTTAGGGAATTGTCTTGTAGAGGCTTTTATTTTAAAATTTGCTTTGCGAGCCTTAATAATACACAACAGTACTCACGACTATTTAATATACTCTTTATTATATATGTTCACCTATTTGGTGAATAGCTATTCACCCCACAGGTGAATAGGGTGTCATTATCAGCAAGTTACAGGGCCTCTTTTTCGATACCAATAATCCGGATCCTTCCGTCCCACTTTAACTGCCTCACAATCTTCTTTTTGCGGAGTGATGACATCATATTTGCGACATAAGATTCCTTTACCCCCATTTGTAAGGCGAACCATGCGTTACTTGCATAGCACCGATGAGGAGGGTTGTCCATATTCCATATCAGAGCAGCAAGGATCTTCTCCTGGTATGTAAGATCTGAGTTGTGGAGGATCTCGCCTGGGATCCAAAGGCCTTTGAGTGTTGAGGCAACGGGGCGATCGGGCAACATTTCCGGAATTTCCATAGTAAGTATGTTAAAAAGTTTGTAAGGGCTAAAATATAAAAACCCCCTCACATGGGAAAGGGGGTTTTCAACAAACCTTTAAAATACCTGGCCTATGGAAATGCCTGTGGATGGGTCAAAGATAAACTTTTTTGTTTTGGATAGCTGTTGATAACTTAAAAGTTTATTCTTTTTCTTCTTCCGGATCTTTTACCTCATCCTGTGGTCTGGAGAGTTCTTCGATCTTCAGTTTGGCTTCGTCAAGCTGATTGGTAAGATCCTCGATCTGCTCCTCAGCATCCTTCAATCGTTTGGCAAGAGTGTCCTGGGCGGGAGCTTTGGCACCCTTGCCGGTAGAAAGCATTACTGTTGCTGCATCGAATCGTTTGGCCCATTCATCCAAGGTAAGGCCATTGGCATTGATGTGATGAATCATCTTACTTTGCCCCGCCTCGGATCCTTTCCTGGTTTTGGCTTCGGGATCCTTCTCCCGGACTGTGGAGACGGTTCCGGAGAGTGTGAGTGATACGTTTACTTTTGTCATGACTTTTGGTATTACATTAATGCACGACTAAGGTAAATAAAAAAAACAAGCCCCACTTGTGATGACAACCGGAGCTTATTTTTATCGGAAGGTCAGAAAATCAATGAACAATCGAATTCATTTCAACCAGGACACTCAAAGTGCTATTAATAGATCTTTCCATGTCTTCTGCGATCAGGTACAGGACATCAACCATTGTTGGTTTATTATTCGGCTCTGATCCCCTTTCGGGGTCCGGGGAGGATTTTTTCTCTATCCGGAGAAGGATCAGGAGCAATGCTTCTGCATTGGCGTTGAGTATGCGAAGACGATCTGCCTTTTGAGCAAGCATTTCGATTGCTCCTTCCAGGGTTTTTTTGCCGTTTGCTGCGTCATTCATAGCTGTGTATTGGATTTTACAAAGCCCGTCCAAGGCTATTCTGCCGGGGTGAAGTCAATATAGAATTCCCGCCCGGGAGTAAATTCTTTGATTGCATCCTCGTTGACAGTTCCCATTTCGATCCTGCCATAGGGGGTGTATATGAAAAACTTCTTGTTTTCCTCGCTGCCGTCAATCACAGGACTCAGGGTAACTTTCCCTCCATTGGTCCTTTCAGCCCTTTCGTCAACTCTGAACTTTGCTCGTATAGTCATGGTGTCGTATGGATTTTATTAAGGCCGTCCAAGCCTATATCAAAAGTACAAACCAAAATTGACTTCAGGCTCATGCCGGAGCAGATCCATTCGCAGGGAAACGGCAAAACCCACTCCCCCGTGGTACTTTCTCCACACCTGGGAGGTAACTCCAATGTCAATGGACCATGGCTGCAGGAACCGGGGGTTTATCATGTCCGGTCCCGGAGCGTAACTTCCGATCAGATGGTAATTGATACCTGCGTTCACAAAGTAGAAGTACTTGTGCATCACGGATTCAAAGTCATGCTTGAATACCCGGGGCATAACCCCTAAGCTGAACTTAGTGTGACTATGAAAACCGGCAGCACGGTAGATATGCCAATCACCATAAGTCACCCCGGAGTACAGGCGCAGGTCATTCGACAGCTTCAGATCCACTCTCGCACCCAGGCCGGTGTCGTAATAGGAGTAACAGACGTACACAGCATCCAACTTGATGTCTTGTGCCTGTAAGCTCAGTCCGATCAGACAAAGTTCCAGGACTCCGATGAATTTCCACATGGCTTTGAGTTTTTTAGGTTATCATCAACAGGATAAACGTCCACACTACTGCCCCTGCCGGCAGCCATATCATCAGGGCCTTGAACGCCCTCAGAGGATCTTCCGTCTCCATTGGTTTGCTTTTTAAGTAACTCCCTGATCATACTACCGGGAAGCGTGACATAATTATTCCCAAACTCATCCGTGGAGTAAAGGATATTTATTTGGTCGGTCTCGGGATCCAACTCAACATCCTCGGGGTCCGTTATCTCGATCCAGGTACTCATCGTGGTTGTCCTGTCCCTGCAAGGTAAGGATTGCTGATGCACAGAAGATACTGTGGCACCTGGAAGGTTTCTACCACAGAGTCCATAAGTTGAAACTCATGCTTGTTTACAGCAATGAAGGAA